GAATAGTCTACCACTTCCTGCATTTGTAGCACCAATAGGAATAGCAAAAGGTCCAAGACTATTAGATGCTTCTACAACTCTTTGAGAGAAACTTGTAAATGGTCTTGGGTAGTTTCCACCACCACCAAAGGTCCATCCATTTGGATTTGATCCTGCACTACCATAAACTGGAAGGTAGTTTGGAGAAAGAAATACGTTTGGTCCTGCACCCATTTGGAATGGAGTTGTAATTGCAGTCATATCAGATAAGAGGTGGAACGTTTACAGTAGTCTCTCCCAAGAAATTATTGGGACAATTAAGAGTATTATAGTTACTAGTATTTACACTCACGCCAAATCCAACTGTAGTTGGTTGTAAAAGATAAAATGTTCTATTTGGATATGTGGTTCTAAATTCTTCCCACTTTGTATACATAGTTGATTTTGATCTACTATCATTTTCATCAATCACAGCAATACAAAGTCTTTGAGCACTGGTTGGTAATGAGAATGAACATCCTGTAGAGATACCTGCTCTTGCTCTTGCAAAACCTTCAAGGACAACAGCAACTTCACCGTTCGGTTTTGTAAACTGGATATCGTAAAGATATCTACCAGGTTTAATTTTTGATGTTGTCCAACTAGGTATTGATAATTTAATCTTTCCTGCAAGTCTATCAACAAATCCAATAGTAAAACTTACTGCTGTTGCACTATCTCTGTGCTTTCTAATTTGTGCCTTAGCAGTATAATTTGAGAGGTCAACGACTGCTCCGCCAACCTCAAACATATCATATTCTTGTACGTAGTCTGCCCCACAATCTATATCAATATTGTGTGTATATACTGCCGACATTCTTTTTTAACTATTTAGAACTAGAGCACGGAGGGCATTGTATATTTCTTGTCCTACAGTTGCATAGTTTCCAGGATCAAAAGTATTAGTATCTCCAGTTACATATATTATTCCATAACCAACTTTTTCATAAACAACAGTTCTATTGGTACCTACAGTATAAACTGCTGTTCCACCAGAAAAAGTTGCACTTGCATTATGATTTAATGTAGATGGAAATCCTGACGATACAACTGCACTATCACTGGTTCTCGTCATATTTCCAGTAGTTGCCGAATCTACATTGAGTTGTCTGATTTCAGATCCAAGAGCTGCTAATATTTCATTCAATCCTGGTAAATCACCACAACCATTAGTTGCATACCATTCACTGTTTATCCATATAACTCCACCAGATTCAAGATAAGTGACCAAACTATTTTTATTGGTTTCGTCTCTTATAAGGGCTAGTGCATTACTCAAAGTTCCACAATTGCTAACAAAACCTAAACGAACTATTCCATAGTCATCAATATCATTAATAGTAATAGATGTTCCACTTACACCACTACCAAATCCATCTGCTTCTAAAATAAATCCAATTTCTTCATTTGTATAAGAAGTCTTAACACAATCTGTACTTATATCTTGTGTTGCTAATATATTACCCTCTATAACAATACTCTTATCACCTGAATCATCAGTAAACATTACATCGTACATATAACGACCTGGTTTTATTCCTGCAGTCGTTGTTTTCGCTAGTGATACTCTTATTCTTCCATTTTCTCTATCAATAAATCCAACTTTAAAATTAGCAGTTGCATTTACACTATCAGGATGCTTTCTAATTTGAGAAGCAGCCGTATATCCAGTCAAGTCTAATGAGGTGCCATCAATATTATCTAGATAAAAATCTCTAGAAAAATATGCTCCCGTATCAATTATAATGTTATTGACGTAGACTGACATATTATAAGTCTTTATTGAATATTTATCAAGGGCTTGACATAAACCCTAATGATGAATAGACTAGGTTTGTCAGGGTTAAAGATAAATAATAGCTCATAGAATTATATGATATGAGTTATGAAAACCCCTGGGTTTTTAAAGGTAGAACTTTTCTATCTGAGGATATTAACGATTTGTACGGTTTTGTCTACAGGATTACTAATTTACAATCAGGTAAAAGGTACATCGGTAGAAAATACTTCTGGTCCTTTAGAAAACCTCCAGGAAAGAAAAGAAAGGTCAAGCAAGAAAGTGATTGGCAGCGGTATTATGGGAGTTGTCCTGAATTAAAGGAAGATATAAAAAAGTATGGTAAAGAGATCTTCAGTAGAGAAATACTGAGTGTTCATGATACCAAAGGCAATTGTAACTTTGAAGAGACTAAACAATTATTTTTGAATAATGTGTTATCAGAAGCACTTGACGACGGAGGTCCCGCATACTATAATAGCAATATTCTAGGACGCTATATGCGGAAAGACTATGGAGACTTTGGAGAATACTTTGCGTCACGTTCACGATTGGGCGATTGACCGTATTCATAAACTCTCTGAAGATTATGTCACTCCAGAATCCGACACATATGAGTCTATAGAATCATTGGATGATGCCTTCTCTATTCAACAAGAATTTGCTGAATGGTTTAATCCAGATATTTCAGACCATGATGTCGTATCACTTGAATACATAGGAGACAAAGAGTGAAAAAGTTTATTATTGGAATGATGGCAGCAGTTTCTTTTGGAACTCCTGTTCTTGCAGATCCAATTACCGAAGAGGAATACTTTACTCCTCACGCTCAGGGATGCATGTTACTTAGAGAATGCACCGATCATGTCAAAGAACTTAAAACAGTTTCTGACCTTAACAAAGATAAGGAACTTGCTGATAATGATTACAGTATTATTGCTGATGAGTTTGATTCTCTCATCCGATCACTTAATGCGGTCGGAGCTAAAGTTTTTCTAGCAGATTTGCGATACTTCCCAGTTGGACATCGTGGCGTCTATCATACTGTAAGTAATAACTTCTTTCTGAATGTTGCTCATATGCATCGTCCTGAAGTGGTGATGGCAGTGATGCGTCATGAAGGATGGCACGCTGCTCAAGATTGTATGGCAGGTAGCATTGAGAACAACTTCATTGCTATTATTCATAATCAAGAGGATGTTCCTAGCATGTATCAGGCAATCGCAAAGAGTGCTTATAAGACGCAACCACAAGCAATTCCCTGGGAAAAAGAAGCATACTGGGCAGGTCACACTGAAGGTATGACTGCAGCAGCACTTGAGTCATGTGCAGCAGGAACAATGTGGACTGATTATGAACCCACACCAATGACCCGTGAGTGGTTGGTTGAAAATGGTCATCTACCTAAATAATTTACATCCGATGCAGAAATCGGAAAAACCACCCAAGACAAATCCTTTGAATCAATCCTTCTAAGTCTTACAATGTAGGGTTTGTTGTTGGAAAACTATTTTTACATATGACACATTTAACAAGGGATGTGTTAATCAAGAAAATCGTTGCTGACGAAATGGTTGGTCTCGGTGGAACTGATTACCTCCAAAACTTAAAAAGTGCATATCACAAATGGGAACATCAGGGGAGTGATGTTCTTTGTCAAAGATACAATCAAATAAATCATACGAACATCACGGTAGAGGTACTAGAACCATAAATAACAGAGCCTTGCTCCTATTCAATGGAATTAAATCCAAAGAAGAAAGAGGAAGCCAAAACGAATAAGTTTGACTGGGCAGACGAAGGTCTGTCCGCTCTTGTGCGTGTTGTTATTCTATCGTGGTCTGCTGCTATTCTCACACTAAATTATGTGACTATTCCTGGCGTTCCTCAGAAGAACATCGATCCAACCTTTATCGCATCCGTTTTTACCGGAACTTTAGCTACGTTCGGGGTTGTTCCTGCGAAGAAAGATAGAAAAGAAGAAGATAAAAAAGAGGTGGAGAAAAAAGAAAAAGTAGACTAATTGAGGTTAGTTATGGCTCTGTTTAGTAAATCAGACGATTCTACACCAATACCAACTGTTACACCATCAGCACCAAAGCGTAGTCCATTCAAATGGGTTGCTCTAGGTGTTGGTGGTGTTTTTGCTGTTGCTCATGTTGGACTTCTAGGATATGTATTTAATACTCCTAAAGTTCCAGAATATCCAGTCATTAATTTTCCTCAAGGAGATTATTCTTCTTATGAGGTAGAAGCAACTAAAGATGGATATAAGATTAAGTATAAAGCAAATGATCCTACTGTCTTGGAATCGGATCGATCCCTAGAACTAGACAAATATAAAAAAGGATTATTTGGTGCTACGACAGAAATGCGTCGTGAGTATCGCCGCGATCAATACACGATGGATGGTATCCGTAATATGGGAGGTGCAATTGATGCTGAGGGAAAGTCCCTTGCAAAAAACGAAGAGTGCATCAGGGCGGACGCTGGCGCACGGTCTCAAGGTGCGATGGCAGGAACCGCAATTAGTGCTGGTCTTGTAGTTCCAGCAGTTTCTAGCATCCCTTATATTGGATGGTTAGCAGGTGGTTGGGCGTTGCTTCTAGGACAGCAAGCAGGAGAATCTATTGGTTCAGAAATTGGTTCTTCATTCACTGATTGTTAAGTTAGCATATCAACTTATTCATTGACTTATCAGTAAAATAGAAGTATAGATAATTACATATGCCCAATTGCATATGGAAAGGTTAAACACGTTTGTACTAGGATTTACAATTTCAATTATTGACTATCTCTATAGAGGTAGACATTTTCAGAGATTTTGGGTGCTTGAGGAGATTGCTCGGGCACCCTATTTTGCTTTTTTGAGTGTGCTTCATTTACGTGAATCATTAGGTTTACGTGGTCAGTGGCACATCTATCTGATGAAAGAACACTTCGAGCAATCAGTCAATGA